CCGGCACCAACCGTTACAGTTTCGGTAGCTGCCAAAGCTGCAGCTGGGATTATAAAGTCGCCCAGGCCCCCGGCACCGCCACCACCACCGCCAATTCTAAGCGTACCGGCTGCACCCTTGCGGCCACCGCCCCCGCCACCGCCACCAGACACAATGCGCACCTGCACTACTTTAGCGCCGGCCGGCTTAGTCCAGGTACTGTTACCTACAGTGGTAAATGTCTGTATATCTTGGGTTGGTGCATGTTTAGGCATTTTATATTCCTGTCGTGGTTAATATACCGTCATTGTCCACCGTAATGCGGTAACGGGTATTGTTAGGGCTGCGCAGCACTACGCCTTTGGCAAAGTTCTCTATTTCGATATCGCCAATGCCCAGGCGTATGTCGCCATTAGGCATAAACTTAAGTATGCCGGCAATGCTGGTGCCCGTACCGTCGTTTACTACGTCCAGCTTTAGCATTTTTACGCCGTTGGCCATAGTCCAGGAAAAGTGTAACGGGTTGGCTGCCTGGTTGGCGGCAATCATGTCCACAATCATAGGCCCGTCGCCAACCTGCGTACCGTCAAAGCCGGTGTGTGAGCCGGATATTATCATTTTGCCGCGGCCATTGGGGCCGTTGCCAATAAGGTCAATGCGCGACTTTAGGTCGCTGCCGCCGTCGGTAATTACCTGCTGCACACTGTCAGAGGTGTTATTGTAATTTATCAGCGCACCCTTGCTAATAGTAATGGAATCGGCGGCATGCGTTATGGTTACATCCCCGTTACCAAAGTCGATAATTGAGTTTAGGGCCATGTAAAGTGCCGGCCATGCGCTGCTTGCGGTACCCAATTTAGCATTGTTGTCGCCGGGTATAAGCGTGCGCATTACCTCTATTGGGCCACCGTTGGCCCGCAAAATAAGCTGGTTGTGCTGGGCACCAGTATAGTTGTTGCCAGACCAGCAGGAGATGTACAAATCGCCCACGCTCTCAAAGTCGGTAGCCCCGCCAAACCGTGCGCGGAAAGCCTTGGAGCCGTCGCTAGAACGTACCACAAAGCCGTCGCCGGTTACGTTAAAGGTTTTGTTGTATACTTCCTCGCCAATAGCAATTTGGCTGCCGTTCCACCAAATGCCCGCGCCAGCAAATGCGCCGTCGTCATTGTACTGCAGCTGGTGGTCATCACCTCCCGGCGTACCGCTGCCGCCCCCGCCACCGGAAATTGTAACCGTGCTATAGCCGGTAACGCGGCCCTTGCTGTCAATTACCAGCACGGGTATTTGGTTTGATGAGCCAACTGTGCCGGCCGTTACTACATCGGCCAGGGCTGCAAACGTGGTGGGTTGAAAGGCAAAGCTAAGGTGCTTTTGCAATACAACCATTTGGCCCTTGTCGGTGGTGTAGTTATTTTCTGGCTGTATGCTGGTTGGCGAGGTGTACCAGGAGCCGCCGGCCCAGTGCGTACCGTACACCCCGTACTCGTCCATGTACTGCATAAAGGTGTCCATATCGGCCAGGTAGTCGGCGTTGTCGTTCAGTACGCCGTACTCGCCCATAAACACCGGCACATTATGCTTGCGTGCCCACTTAAATGCCGGCAGGCAGTCTGCAGGTATGCGGTTGCGGTATGCCACATCCCACGCCCCGCTGTAAGCGCCGCTGTGGTCGCTGTCAAAATAGTAGTGGAACGATACCATGGTTTTGTTGGAGGGGTCAGTCCACCACGGTGTAGGGTCGCTGCCGTAGGTGCTGGTAAAGCCTGATAGGCTGGCAAAATGGTCTGTTTCCACCGCAATCCAGGTGTCAGGGTCAACGGCCCGTATAGCATCAATACCGGCCTGGGTCATGGCGCTGTTTGTCGACACTACGCCAGTGTTGGTGGTAGCAATAAAGTCTGTGGCAACGCTGCCCGGCGTAAGGTTAAAACCGTCATAGTATGCGGTAACCGGGTTGCCGTTGTTTTGTATCTGCAGCCACACCTGGCTGTAAGCGCCGCTGTTAAATGGTACTGTTACGCGCGTCCAGGTGCCGGTTGGAATTAGCGGCTGCACATCTGTTATAGGGTCGTTAAACATGCTGCCGCGGTTTATGCGTACGTGGGGCGCAGCATATTGGCCGTCGGCAGTTATTTTGTAGTAGAACGTGGCCACATAATCGGTGTTGGGTGTTACGGGTATGCCGGCCCCGGAGCCTAGCGACTGGTAGCCGCCGGTAGAAACTTGCTTTATACAGTAGCCGCCGTTCCAGGGGCTTTCAGCGGATAAGGTAAACTCGCTGTCGGCATACCAGCCGTCGCCGTTGGTGGCAAACGAGGGGTTGCTAATAAGCTGCATGGTACCCTCCTGCAGCATGTAGTTGCCGGTGGTGGTGCCTATGGGCATGTCGTGTGTTTCGTTCATCAGGTCATACATAAATATGGCGGGCTCGTCTTTGTAGAACGTGGCAAAGCGCGTCCAAAAGTCGGCAAAGTGTGCCAGGGTAAGCGTGCCGTCGCCAATGGTGCGCTTAACACCGCTCATGTACCGGCTGCCGTAGTTGTGCGGCTCGGGCACCAGCTGCAGGTTGTATTTGCGGGCAAACCCTATGGCGCTGTCAATGTAGCCCTTGTATGTAGCATCAAAATCACCCATAACCGTAGGCTGCAGCCGCTCCCACAAAAATGGCAGGCGCACCAGTTGGAAGCCTTTTTTAGCGTAGTACTTAAAGTCGTCCTCAACCGGTATGCTGTAGGTAACATTGGCAGTGCCGGGTATAGTGTCGCCGGCAAACTCTAGGCCGGATAATGACACGCCGCGCTTGTTGCTGCGGGCTATGCTGCTTAGTATGCTCTCGGTAGCGTTAACGGCCTTTTGCAGGTCGGTGGTGTTCTGTGCCACATCTAAAAGCCCCACGTTGCAGGGGCTGGTGTGTGCCAGTGTGGTGGCGCTAATAGTAAAGCTATCCCCTGTGCGGCCGCTACACAGCACCTTTTCCATGTTAGGGTCGGCGCTGGGGTCGGCCCCGTTCCAAAGCGTTAAATAAAAGCCGTTGCCAGGAACGGGGAAAAGTGCCCCGTCTCCGGTATCAACTGTTATGGCTGTAACGCCTGGTGCCGATAGATTAGTAGCCGAGGTACTAAGAGCATTATCCGCAACCTGCTTAAAGGCTGTTTGTGGGTTCATGGTTTTGTGTTCCTACGATTCGGTAACAACAATACCACCGGCAGCGATGGTTACTGTGTCGCCAGGGTTGGTGGTTTTGGAAGCCGTGGCGGGCGCGTAGTATAGCAAGTTGCCGGCGGTTGAAGCGTCGTATATTGCTATATAGCTAACTGTGGTGGCTGGCATGTTGCTAAACGTAAGCCCGGCGCTGTTGGATGTGCTGCTCGATGCTGGGGCCGTAAAAGCCGCAGCCTGGCGGGTATATGAGCCGCCAGTTACCTCGGTACCGCCTGATGTGGGGTTGCCATTAAACAACGCCGCATACACTGCTGCGGGCGGTGTGTATGCGGTTGCTGTAAGCACCTGGGCCAACAGCTTGTTGTTTAAGTAGGTCGATTTAGCAGGCATTTTATTGTACCTGTGCTGCGGTATTAGCTACGGCCTGTTCCTGTGGTGTCAACGGGCGGCCGCCGGGCTGTCCGGGGGCTGGCAATGCTGGGCCTTGCGGCGCAACTGGTGCAGCTGGTGGTGCTACAACCTGGGCTTGCTGGTTAGCTGCAGCTGCTGCTGCGGCCTGGGCGGCTGCCTGTTGGTCAACGCCAACTACCTGGGCCTGGCTGGTGCGCGGGTTGCTAACGTCGATTACTTCCGTTGGCTGCTCGGCCTTTACTTCTTCAATGGTGCCACTAAGCTTAAGCCGCTCAACAACTGCTACGCTAAGGCCGGTAACTACCTGGCCAGGTGTGTAGCGCACTTTGTCGTGCTTAAGGTTTCGCAAAATGCGGTATTTGGTGTCGGTACTTTCCATAACACTCTCCTTGGTTAAGTTTTATTGTGCGCGGTGCGGTTAGGCAATTACGTCTTGCAGTAGGAAGAAACAATCGGTGCTAAACGCCATCTGGTCGTAGTAGTCGTTGTTCCTAATCCAGCTACCCTTAGGGTCAAACTCGTCCTTGCGGTCAACATACTTACCATTTTTAAGGCGCAGTGTGTAGCCACCGTTAACCTGGCGCAGGCCCGGTGTAGGTGTTACGTATGCCAGCAAAGCGTCTTTACCCCAGACTGATGCCAGACTGTCTGCTGCACCCTCTTTGCCGGTGTTTTCCTGTACTTTACCGATTAAAATGTTGGTAATGCCGTAAGGTGCAAACAGCTTAAGCATGTCTGCGGTGCTAACAACGCCGGTTTGCGTGTGGATGATGCGGGCCAAAAGGTCCGGGTGGTCAACCAGTGTTAGCCATGTTTCCCAGCCAAACGTAAGGGTGTTTGGGGTTTTAAGCATGTGGTTGCGGCCCTGGATACATGCCTGCTTGATGTCATCAAACGGGCTACTGTTTCCGTAGTCGTTCCACTGGCTGGTACCGCTAAGCTGGTCATTGTGAACAATAACCGTTGGGTCGGTAACAAACTGGGCCAGCGCCTTTTCCTGGATGATTGCCATTTTTTCGCTAAGCGTGTCAACAACATCGCTTTCTGCGCTAAGTGGGGCATCGGTCATTTCCAGTTCGTCTTTGGTAATAAAGTCCTTAAGCGCGTGCTCGCTCAAAGGCCCAAAGTCTTCCAGGTTTTTACCGAAGCTTGACTCACGGGTCTTGCTGCGGCCGGTGCGTACGTCGCTGGTAGGCACTTTCAGGTTGTCTTTGTTGTAGGCCCAGTACTTACCAGTGCGCTTGTCGACGGGGATAACTGGGAAAAGCTTTTCCGCAATAAAATCCTCGCTGTTGTTCTTCCAGGCTTGGCTAACATTAGTCAGCACTGGGTCGCTGTAAAATTCTCCGTTTGGCATTTGATTGTGTCCTTTGTACCTTTTTTATTTACTTATTAAGCAACGCCGTTAAACCTGAAGTATTCAACAACTTCATTTGCAGCAGCAGTGCCGCGGGCAATACCAAAACAACGCTGGCCAGTAGTTGCCAATACGGCCTTGCCGTTAGCATCACTGGTAAGCTTGTTTCCGTAAGCGATATTGCCGCCGGCAACAACCTTAAATGTGCCATTGCCGTTAATTACGGCTACATCAGCACCCCAGCCTGGCTTTGGTGCGTTGTTAAGCACCCCAACAATTGCCACATCTGCAGCACCAGCCAAAACGGCTTTGTGTGCGGATGTTTCCTTAACGATGTAGAACTGCTTTTCGCTAAGGTCTGCATCGTTTTCGATTGTTACAAAATTGCCTTCTTGAAACTCTGCCATGGTATATATCCTTTATGCCTTATTAGTTAACGCTACCCGCGTGTTCTGCTCGCTCGGTCTGTACCCGTTGTGCCAGTTCAGAATTATCAGCCAACACCTTGGTTTGCGCCTGGGTGTAGCTAAGCTTGTCATCTTCTTTTTGAGCAGCCTCGATTGCAGTTTTCAGTTCTGCAGCTGCAGAAGTGCTGGCATTTGCATCAGCGCCAGTTTTACCCTGTTCCGTACCCATGCGCCCATTACCAGCAAGCCCCTCTAAAAGCTCTTTGTTGCTGGCATCGGCCTCAATCATCTTTACCCACTTGTCTTTTTGGTCGGCAACAATTTTGCCGTCCGCAATGGCAGCATCAACGCTGGCAACTGCAACGTCGTGCTTTTTAGCCTGGTTGTCGGCTTCAACGGCTGCCAGGCGGTCGTTGATAGTCTTAAGTGCGCTGGCATCAACAGTTACCAGGCCCTCGTTGCCGGTAACCTGGCTGGCATCTACAACTGTTTGCGTAGTCGTAGTGGTGGTAGCCGTGCTGGCTTCAACCTTAATACCAAACTTGGTTTTTTCGTCGGCGCTAAGTTCAGCCGCGTGCGCTTCAACAAATGTGCGCTCCTCGGCGGTTAAATCAGCACTTGCCTTTACTCGTAGTGCTTCTAAATTGTGCATGCTTGTCTCCTTAGCTTTTGCATTTATATAAATAACCTGTTTGTCTGCATCTGCAGCATCCGAGGACTCTGCAGAGGCCATAACCGGCTCGTTACCAGTAAACATTGGAATATTGGTAAGGGCCGCGCCGGTAAATACGTTACGTGCCCGCTGGCTGGTATTTTCGGGGTTAACCCACATACCGCCCAGGCAGCGGGGCGTAAACTCGCTGCTTAGGCACTTATAGTCGCCATCGGCCAACACCTTTTTACCGGTGCCGGTGTAGTCCAGGGGCGTACCCCATAGGTTGGTGCCGTCAAACTCAAGCCCGTTAATCCAGGCAGCAGCAACGCCGCCCTTATCGTGGCGCAAGTTAACCGGCACACCCAATTTGCCATTGCCAGGGCGGCCAAAGCCCTGGTTGTAGTGGTCTACGTACTCGCGCATGTCATCTGCAGTTACGGTTAATTCGCCGTACTTTTCAGTATCAAACGTGCCAATACGCAGCAAGTGTATGCGGCCCGGCAAGTCGCCGGTGGTGCTATCAGCCTCAATAGCCGTTAAAGTGGCTATGTGGTTTAGTGGTTTTGTTTTAGTGCCCGTTTGGGGGTTCATGTTTATAAGTGTCCTAAAACACAAGCGCTTTGTCAAGCAAGTTGCGCAATTAAATTATTCACACTGCCCTGCCTAAAGCGGCTTATAGGTATAGCTAACATTACATTTGCAGCGTGGGTGGGCCGCACCGCTGCTGTGGCCGCTTTGGAATCGCTCACTAATAGGTATTGTACCCTGCGCAGCGTTCTTGCTGCAGGCATCTTCCCTGCCGGCTGTGTTGCGGTTCCATTTGTGCCCGGTAGCGCCACTATTTACGGCATAGGTGCGCCGGCCGCCACCAAAGGCGTTTACGGCTTCAGTTTCAGCAATAAGCGCTGCACGGGCCGGGTTGGCTATGGTTTTGCGCAACCGCTCGGCAGCATCGGCCTGCTTTTCGCCCAGGCGTACGCTGGTTTTAATGCTTTGGGCTATGCGGTCGCGGGTAGTATCGGTAATAGCTATGCCCTTTTTGGGGTTGTCTATCAGTTGCCCGGTGGCCTTATCTATCTTTTTGCCAACCATATTGGCCAGGTTTTCGGTGGTTAGCTGCTGTATCAACGTGCTGGTACTATCAAGCCCCAACGGTATGCCTGGTAACGTACGCTCGGCAGCCTGGGCACCGGCGGCCCCCATGCTTGCCACGGTATCAAATACTATTTGCAAAAAGCCAGCCTCCTGCAGGGTAAGCGCTACGTCGTCGACAATCACATCAACGTCAAAGGCATGCACTGCAGTATGGTAGCTGCCCCAATGTATAAACCGGTCCATGTTGCCGGCCAGTTCCTTAAAGTGGGCCAGGGTCTGCCGCTCTAGCCGGCCGGTAAGGCGCAGCAGCTTGCCAAACTCTGTGGGCGCATCGTAATAACCAGGTGCCCAGTCCTCGCTGGCTAACACACTGGCGCTGGCTATCTCAAAGTTGCGGTTAAAGTCATTGTCCACGCCCTACTCCATCATGGCTTCAACCATTAACTGCTTAGCCTGGCGCATAGCAGCATCAGCCTGGGCCTTTTTGCTGGCCGGCTTGTCGTGCGGGTCGGTTGGCAGGTCGCCAGCACCCTTTTTGTCCTGGGGGGTGTTGGCAGGCGCACCGGGCTGCGGCGTATTGGCAGCGGGCTTGCCTGGCTGGTTGCCTGCAGGTAGCGCCGGCTTTTCAAGGCCGGGGCGGTCGTCATAGTTGTCGCGGGTTTCCTTTGGCAGCTTAGGCATACGGCCCATGCTACGCAGGTAGTCTTCCAGGTCGGCATCCGGGGTAATAAGTTTGGCGGTGGCCAGCTTGCTAAGGTACTCGCCCATAATCTGCAGGTCTTCGTCGCCAATGTTGCCAAAGGTAAGTTTAGGGTAGCCGTTTGGCAGCTTGGTAAAGTTCATATCGCACAGCGGCTTAATTACCTGCTCGTTAAACGTATCGGCAATAACCTGGGCCACGCTTTCCAGGCTTTTCTCAAACATCTTGCTGTGGTCTTCGGACACGGCCCGGCTGCCGCCACTGTTGCTGCCCAGGTCCAAAAAGCTGGCCATTATGGACTTTTTCATCATGGTTTCGTGGTACTGAATGGTTGGCAGCATGTCTTTTACGCTGTTGCTTTTCATATCCAGCATTTCAACTTCCCAACCCTCGGGCAGTTCAATGTAGGCTTCCTGGTTTATGCGCATTGCACGCAGCGCCTGGCGGGCCTTGGCCATATCCTTTTTATCAGCCTGGGCAGGGGCCTTAAGTACCGGTATGCCGCCGCCTAGCTTTTCAAGGCTCACCGCATTGGCAATAATAAGCTTATTGCGGATGTCGTAGTCCTTGTAAGCGGCACGTAGCAGGCTGCGCCCCTCGTAGTTGTCGCCCTCTTTTTCGTTGGTAAATACAACCAGGCGGTCTTTGTCGATGCTTTTGATATCGCCGGGCAACTGCTGCGTAACGCCGGGCTTGTGCTCGGTGGTTTCCCATTTATCAATACTAAGCTGCTTGCGGCTGGCAAACGTCTTAAGGCCCACGCGGGTTTTGCCCTCAAACTCGGTAAGCTCCAGCGTGGTTTCAAATAGCGACCAGCCATAATCTAGGCAGGTTAATGCTTCGCGGTTGGTGCTGTGGAAGTTGATATTGCGGCCAAACAGCTCCCGCTTAATAAAGCGCATGGCGTACTCGTCCAGCTCGTCGTCGCTGGCCTGGTCAATTTTCCACTGCACGCTAAGCAACGGTTGCTTAACAGCTTTAAGTAATTGCTGCACGCCACTGTCGCTGCGGCGCATCTCATCGTAAATACGCAGGCCCTGCTTACCTACCAGCTTGCGGTTGTATTCCTCGTTGGTAATAAGGCCGCTATAAATCAGGGTACCGCTTGCGCCCTGTTCTTTGCCGGCTCCGCGGGGTACGTCCGTGGGGTTGGTGGTGCGGGGTGTATCTTGGTTTTGCGTAGGTGTTTGGTTAGGCATAGTGTTTACGTTTAGTATTCCGTATTGCTTATGTTTTTGCAACTTTAGTATGGGTCGTTACCAATGCCACTGGTTAGCGGTTCGGCAACAACGCTGTGGTCTTCCTCGTCCACAAAATCCTCATCATAATCATTGTCAATGGTTTGCACTACCTTGCCGGCATGCAGGTGGCTGTTTTGCAGGGTGTCTGCCAGGTCGTTATTATCAAACTCCTGCAGCCAGCGCCCGGCACCGCTGCCCATAAACGCCAGGGCCAGGGCATCGGCTTTGTCCGGGCTCTTGCCGTCGGGGCTGCGCTTTTTAATTTCGCTCTTAGGTTCAATTTGGATAATCTGTTTATCCTTGCCGGTAAAGTCGTAGCGTATGCTGGCCAGCTCATAAATCAGGTCTTCGTCTTCGGGTATGGCAATTTGGTGCTTAAAGAATTGCTGGCGCAGGTTCCAAAACATTTCGGCCCGCAGGTTAAAGTACTTGTCCGGGAAATGGGTGCCGGCACCAAAGTTTATAGGCACAGTGCGGTAGTGGTATACGTCCGGGTTTTCGGCTGCAGCATGGCGCAGGTGGTCAGTAACGCCACCGCCCACGCCCGTGTCGTCCACCTTAACAATGGCGTTCCAGTCGTCCATGTTCATGGCTTCAATAACCCGCTCCCCTGTAATGTGCGTATCCAAATATGCCCAATCGCTTATTTTTTGGACAAAGCCGCCGCGCCGCTCAATAAGCACGCTGCGGTCATCACCAAACCGGGCAACGTCCAGGCCATACTCCAGCTCGCCCTCATCGCTAACCCGCCACTCGGTACGCACCTTGTATTCTTTCCACTCCGGGCTGCCGGGCACCATGCCGCGCAGCTTAACCATTTGCTTGTGTACGTCAACGGCTTTCATAATCAAGTTTAGCGGTATCAGGCTGTTGCTTGCCTGGCTTGGGAACTCACCCAGCACCAGGGCCTGCCACATTGGCGAGTCTTCGCCCCATTGCACCAGGCGCTGGTAGGCGTTGGCCGGGTTGATAAGCTGCGGTATGGGCATAACCAGGCTAGACTTTACGGCAACGAAATGGTCGAGCGGCTGCACGCCCTGCGGTGGCCTAAACAATGCCACCAGGTCTGCCGTGTCCTTAATGCCGTTGGCTGTAAAGTTGGGCGTATCAAATGCGCTAATCGTAAAGCACTTAACCAGTGGGTCGCGGAACGCCTTAAAGAATCGCCCATCCGGGTTGGTGGGGTTGCCAATCATAAGCACATGGGCGTTGATGTTTGGCGTAACGGCATCTACGCCTAAGAATATCTCCTCCTCCACGCCGCTGGCCTCGTCGACAATAACCAGTATGTCGTCGGCATGGTAACCGAAAAACTTTTCGCTATCCTTGGTGCTAAGCCCCACTGCATACCAGTCGTCGGCAATATCAAGCCCCACCTGGGTGGCCTGGGCTTCGGTTAGCGGCCGGGCACTCATGTTAAGCCGGCGGCGTATGTAGCGCCAAAGCACATCCTTTACCTGTCGCCACGTAGGGGCCGTGGTAATAACGATGCTGCCAGGCTTTAGGTTTAGGAACGCCAGGGCAATGTCGGCACTAACGTGGCTTTTGCCGGTACTGTTGGCAGACTTTACGGCTACAATGGGGTACTTAAAAACAGCCGTTACAATTTCCTGCTGCTTATGCCAAAGCGGGCTGCCCAGTATGTCGCGTACGTAGTCTACTTGCCGGCCGTCGTCATAGTAGGCCCGTAGTTCTTCAGCTTCCTGCGGGGATATTTTGGGGTTGTTCTTGGTGGGTATCATTTGTAATTACCTGGGCATCCATAATTTGTTTGGGTGGCTGGTCGCGGGCCTTAAACTCGCGGGCACGCTGCAGCAAGTCCATAAAGCCCTGGCTGTCATCGTTCTGCTGTTTTTCGTTCGGCATCTTAAACTCGGGGTCAAAGTTGGTTAGGTATAAAGCGGCTGCCTGGGGGTTGCCGGCTGCGGCCTTTAAGTAAATACCGTTCCAAACCTGGGCCAGCCTGTCCTTGCCAAACAGCTCCTTGCGGCGCTTGGCTACCAGCTCCCAAATGTCAGGTATGTGCTTGCGCCAATAGTATAAAGTTTCACGTGAAACACCAATGCTGTGGGCAAAGTCCTCGGCCTTAATCTTTTTGCCTGGGCCATCCTCGGCCGGTACCATGCCCCCTACAGCCAGGTAGCTTATGTAGTTGTCTTGTTGTGCAGTTAAAAACAGTTCGCCCTCGGCAGCGGGTTGCACAATGGCGGGTGGTGTACCGCTTATGGTTGCCGCATTTTCTGTGTAGTTTTGTGTATCACCCTGCATTTAGCATAAGCATACCACGCAGCTGGCTGGCTGGAAACTCCCCCCAAACAAAAAAGGCCACATTGCTGCGGCCCTTAATGCGCGGTCAGTACACTATTGGCGGGCTGTGGCAAAGTCCCGGCGGCTAATACGGCCACCTACTTTACCGGCTCGGCTGGCTAACTCAGGGTTGCCATAAAAACCCCCAGTGTGCCCTTTCCGGCCACCCTTAGCGCCAATAGCTTTATAAAAATCAGCACCAAACTTTTTACGGTTGGTGTCGGCAGCTGCAACGCCACCTGTTCGAGTTCCGGCCATATCGTATACTCCTAGTTTTTTATTTTGTATTGCCGTGGATTGGGCAATCTACGCGCCTACCCGCCGGCGGGCAAATGCAACTCCCATTTTGTTGACTGTCTGATATTGCACCGGAGGGCATAACCATGTTGGTTGTTACCATGCCCTGGCGTATTACAGCCTGCAGGCGTATGGCATCCGATACTGCGTAATTGCGGTATGGCTGGGCCATTTGCTTGTCTGCTTTCAGTTCGTCAATAAGGTGCTGCATTATTGTAGGTATGTCCATGGCTAACTATAGTCCTTTTCGCTTGTGCTTGGTGTTACATTTTTAACATTGCTTATGCTTTCTGATACTATCCGGCTACCATTGGGCGGGTGCATGATGCTGCCCTTGAGCCTAAAGCGCCAGGTACTACGGTCTAAACGCAGGTAGCGCATAAAGCGGCGCAGCCGGGTTGGTTTTTCCCATATGGTAGTTACGCCATAATCACCACTAGGGCTTGCTGGGTCATAGCCATAAAACACCCCGGTATTGTCAGCAATGCGTTTCATGCCAACGGCTGCAGCTTGCATTGTGAATGGCTCCGGGCTTAAGTCTTGGCCATTGTATTCTACTTTTGCGTTCATTTTGCCCCCCTGCGTTGTTTAAGCTTTGCTGCAACACTGGCTGCACTGGCATACCCACTGTCAGCTTTGCGTTCTGATGCTGCTGCAGCTTTTTGCGTTTGCTGTTCGTCAGCCCTAACACCACGGGCGTATGTTTTTGCAGCTTCCCCAGCCAACTTGTTTGGCCCTGCCGGCTTGCCGGGTTGGGTTAGGTTAGGTTCTATTATATTAGTTTCATTTAGCTTCAATTGGGGGGTGTCTGTAGGCAGTCTGTTACCAGTCTGTGTGCTAACAGATACGTCCATACTCATTTGGTTGTAAAAAGGCGAAAACTCCCTAAGTTTGGCCTGGAGCCATTCCGGGAGTTCGTTGTAAGCCTTTTCTATGCCGCGCAGTATGCTTGGGTTGGGCCGCTGGTGCTTTATAAAATTACGCACTATCAGCCAGCCATCCTGGTAAAACATTTTGCCGTCGCCTATAAACTTGTTAAGTATTTTCTCTACCATGTCTTTATCAATGCCAGTATCAAACGCAGCCTGGCGCAGGCTAATTTCATACACACCAGCCAGGTTGGTATTGGTGTTGGTCAGCAGGTAAATAAATAGTAGTTTTTGTATTGGGTCTAGGTCGATAATATACGTATCGCGCCAAAAGTTGGTGTTGACTATACGCCCTGTAGCCATTAAAAAAGCCCCCCGTTGGCATAGGGAGGTCTTTAGTTTTTTTAGATTGGTACCCGCGTAATTAAGACACTACAATGGTACCAAAAACTAAGGTTGCCTGCAACCCCCGTTAGCCGTTAATTGCTATGGTTTTGAGGTATTGCATCTGTCTTAATTACGCAATACGCTACAGCCTGATAATAGCATTTATGGTTTGCCGGAGCAATTCATTGTGCATAAGCCTGGGGATAAAAAAACCGCCAGGCGAGGGGCCGGCGGCACGATTATACTTTTTAAGCCCGTCAATGGTACTGGACTTAAAAGGCCATACAAGAGGGGGTGGGCACCGCTTGTATGGCTTCAGGTACACATTGTAAACACTAGCGCAATTATTGCAAGTACTAGGCGTTAACGCGGGGCATAACTATATGGCGCAAAATTACTATGGTAAGCACCAGGGTGGCAGCAATAACACTATAAGCAAACCGGTACGTGTGGATGCCGCAGCGCTTAGCTTTGTAGGCAATAAACTCGTTGCGGTTAATCATCTCGCCGGCACTGTAGCAGGGTAAAAACTCACCCTGGCGGTAACCGTAAAGTGCTAAGTGTATTTTGTTTTGTATGGTGTGTGTTATGTTTAACATAGCTACATTGTAGCATATAGTTGTATATAATGCAAGTACATTTTGTATGACTGTACCACCAATGGTAACCTGGGCGGCCCACTGTACCAAAAAACGGGTATTTTGATGCGGTGCTATTGCCTGCCCTGCTACACTAGCCCACTAAAAAACCACCCCCATAACAGAGGTGGCTTGTTACACACTGGACTAGGTGGCGCTAAACAACAGAAAATTAGCCCACTGGCTAAATATAGCCCTAGTTGTTTAGGTGCGCCACTACCTTGGCGGCTATCTCATCAGTCAAACCGGTTTCCCACTTGGTTAAAAACAATGGCTGGTACGGGTAAAAGTCGTCGTCATCGTCCAGTATGGCGTGCCTGGTAACTTTAGGGTGCTGCTGCAGCCAGGCTTCTACCTCATCGCCGCGGGTTTTGCCCTGGCCCGTTTTGTCGTATAGCTTAACAATTTGCTTTTCAACCTCGGCTATACCGTCCGGCATGTGCCGCCAGCTGCTGCTAAGCACTACCTCACAGCCAGTATCAAGCTGTATTTTGCCAACCAAAAACGCCATGTACGGGTCAATAACCAGGTAGTCGCCCCGCTTGGTAAACGTAGCCTTGCTATTGCATACGCCGTCAATATCTAAAAATAGCACTTTCATTGGCACATACACCCAGGCCCGTGTGGCCCCATTATGTCATCAGGCCCCATAAAGTCATGCGGCGGCACTGTTTCAACCACTATGCTGTCAAGCTCCGGGGCCAGCTGCGGCACTACCGGGCGGCGGTAACCGTACGGGCACTTTGGGCACGGGCCAGGCCGGTCAAACACTGCGCTGCAGTCCGTACATTTATAGTCAGTAATTAAGCGGTCCATGGCTATATAATACCCTCATCGCGCATACGTTTGGCAAACGTCTTAAAGTCCTCGGTAACGTCGTGCTTTTCCAGCGCATGGTAAACGCCGTTAGCTCCCTTACGCCACCGGGTTACTATGTACACTTTTTTAGTAAAATCGCCATAGCTAAACAGCGGTACCTGCTTAGCTGCCATTGCCGCGCTCCGCTACAAATACCTCGTCCTCCAGTTCGTGGCCCACATCATGGAACCAGCGGCCAACGCTGTTTGCCTGCGGCCACGGGCTGGTTGGGTCGGGGCGGTGTTCCAGCATTGTCATTATGGCCGTATGGTCAGCCAGCGCGTGCAGCACCATGGCCACTTGCTTTTTAGTAGGCACGGGCTCACCCGTAATGCGGTTATCCAATTGGCCCATAAGCCTATCGGTTGCGTTTTGCCCGGCTACTTGTATTTTACCCATGCTATTTAATCTCCCATCCACAATTTAAGCAGTAATCACCTTTATGCTGGTGTACGTCCGGGTGCATGCCATGATCCTGGTTCATGAAATGCCCGCCCTTTAAGCGGCACAGTATGCGTTGCCAAATATTCATCGCTCAATCTCCTGGCCAACGGCCTTTGGTGTGGGGTTCCACTTAATACCTTTGGTGCCAGTACACCACTTAAATATTGCCACCGCCGGCCCGGTCGTATCGTATAGCCCGGCAAACGGCGTGCGCACCAGCACTGTCAAATGCTCCCACAGCTTTGCCCAGCGGCTCATGCGGGTATAGCTTAGGTTTTGGGCCAGGCCAATTTGGGTTGCGCCCAGCCACATTACTAAGCCAGGCACTGCCAGCCAGGTAAAGTGTATTGGGGTCGGGTCGCCCAGTGCCCACATAAGTAAGCCGGCCGCGCCAATAAACAGCCAGGTAAGCAACGATATGAAGCTAACCGGCATGCCTACCCCGTACGTAAATACCCGCAGGCGTATTACTACTTTAATCTTAAAGCGGTCGTACCAGCTTAGCTGCTCCCAGCCTGGCAGGTCGCTAACATGGGCCACACCCTGCAGCGCACCCATAACCCAGCGCTCGCGTTGCTTATAGGCGGCACGCAGCGTAAACGGCGGCTGCTCTATCATTTCGGCACCGTGCCAGCCAAAAGCCTTTTTGCCGTAGGCTATGTATGCCATAAGCCCAAATACTAAATCCTCGGCAATCAGCGGGTTGTCGCGGTACTGCCCAATATCCCAGCCAATTTCGTTTTCCAACCGTTCCTGGATAACCAGATTGCTGCCGTGCAAATGCAGCGGTACCGGGTGTGTCATAACCACATAGCACTCGTGGCAGCCAAACGGCCGGTTGCTTTCCATGGTGCGGCACATCGGGTGGGCCTCCTGCCAGTCCAGGGCATAGCTAATTGTGCCCTCGCTTATGCCAACGGGGTTGGTAAGCAAATTGCGCACCAGGCGGGCCAGGTTGTCCGGCGTAAATACACTTTCCTCATCGTAATGCACGATATACGCATCCCGCGGGTTGGCCCGGTGCAGCTCCACCATGTAGTGCAGTGCCCTGGCCTTAAGCTGCGTGCGCTTTGGCGTTTGGTAGTCAGCCGGCAGGCAGTAGGCCGTTACCGGTATGTCGGCCCGGTTAAACTCCCGGTTAATAATCTCCACCTCGCTGGCCTGCTCGGTAATTACCTCAACAATCAGCAAGTTTTCAAGTGCCGGGTATTTGCGTACGGCCTGCAGCGCATAGCGTATGCCGCGCAGCACCACCTTTAAGCTGCCGCCCTTGGTAGTAATTTGGATAGTAAAACGGTACGGGTGCTTGCCCTCGGCAAACGTGCCTGCAGCCAGGGCTTTTATTTCGGCATTACTTACCGGGCTTTTATCAATATGCTTGTGCGCCCTGGCGTAAATAACAACCAGCCAGTAATAGAGGTAGCTAAGGTTTAACAGCACTATTATTGGTAGCAAAATTAAATAAGGGTTCATATTTGTTGGCTCCGTGGGGAGGTTTCTGGTCCTATCCAGTCTAGTTGATATTTGGCGCAGGTTTCACGCTGCACATGGTCGGGCAGGCTAATAAAACGCAAGCACTGCCCCGCAAATTGAAAGTCGTTAAGCTGGTACTTGTTTCCGTTAGCAAGCGTAACCTGTATGCAGGCCGTGGTAACGCAGGGTATGGCCGGCGGCTTTGGCGGGTCTTTGGGCTTGCCGCCTATCAGTATGCAAATGTACAGTACCAGGCCGGTAAACAGCAGGGTAAAAAACATATTTTTAAGGGCGGTGCTGCGCTTACTCATCGTCGCCCGCCAGTAGCTGCTGCATAAACGGCTGCTCAACATTTACATAATATGGGTCGTCTTCTCTGTCCATTACTTGCCGGCCTCCCTTGGCCCGGTGCCTACGTAATAATCACGGGCATCATATCTAAACTCGCGGCCCACCTTATCCCAAAAGTTGCGGCGCTGCCACTCGTTTATCATCGTTATCTTAAAAAGCGCCACCGCCATTTCCACGGGCACTTTGGCCCCCAGCTTGCGTATGCGGGCAATATCCCACTCCTGGTCGCTTTCGTCTCGCGGCTCGTCGGGGAAAATGTGGCGGCCGGCATCCTGGGCACCCATGTAACACTTAAAGCCGTCGTGCTGGTCATATATCAGTACGGCACCAATGCCCATGCCTGGCCCAGGCGTAAGCCACTCTGCAGCTATAAAATCACTCATGGCCACCTCCGAGCAACGGCTGCTTAGCCGGCATGTTGCCTATAGCTGCCTGCAGCTGCGCACTAAGCCGGTGTTTTTCGGCCGCCAGCTGCAGCACCAAATCCTCCAGGGTTTCGGTATAGTCCTGGGCGTTATCCTGGGCGCTGCGCATAATTGCCAGCACGGTGCTGTCATGCAGCGCCAGGGCCAGTATTTTGTCGCGCTTGCTTGGGTAGCCACTCATTGGTTAACCTGCAGTTCTTTGTATTTATCGGTAGCAGCCTCTAGCGATTCAACAGTAATACGTACCCGCCCATTGTATTGGCTTGCCATGCCGCGTGGGCTTTCAACTATCAGCCCGCTGTCATCGGTCTTAAAATAATCCCAACTGGTATTAACAGTTGAACCGCGCCAACTTTGCCCGGCCAAAATACGTACGTACCAACCCTTGCCCCCACTGTTGCGGCCAATAGCCGGCGAAAAATGATTGTAGCCAAAGCTGTAGCTGGCTAACTTATGGGTAACGCCCAATCTGTCCAGCTCGATTACTTGCGGGTTTTTAAGCGCTTTCATCCCTGCACCTCGGTAGCCTTGTGCTGTTTATGCTCGGCAATCAATTTGTCGATGGTTGCCGGTATGGTAAGTGGCTTGGTGCCGCCAAACTCAATTGCCAGCTCGCTAAGCGCGGCGTGGGTGTCGTCCGGCAACGTGGTGCCTTTACTGCCTGGTCGTGCCATTGTTTAATCCTTTCGCGGCCTCACGGGCCAATATATATTTGGTAGTTTCCTGCACAATTTGGTCGCGGATTTGCGTAACGGTTTTGCTGGTTGATTGTTTAGCAGTCAAAACGTGGGTGGCGTTAAGCTTGGCGTTATCCAATATTTGGTACAAATCCGGGCCTGGGTTTTCATCAAAAGGCACTATGCCACCCCCTCGCTTGCCTGCAGCAGCTGCGCGTCAAACTCATAAATGCTATCGTGCATCGCCAGGGCCATGTCGTTTAGGCCCAGCAAGTACAGCCCGTCCAGGCTACGCACCCGGCTAAGCGCCACGTACCCCATACTGGGCGTAAATGCCTGGCCCAGGTCAATTAGCGCAGCATCCAGGCTCATGCCCTGGCTTTTGTGTATGGTAATTGCCCAGGCTAACCGCAGCGGCACCTGGGTAACTTCTGCCAGGGTGCGGTCGTCTTCCTGTATTTTCCAGCTGTGCGGCTCCACGGTAACAACGCGGCCGCTGGTCATTTTAACTATGGGCTCGCCTGCCTTGGTAAACTTAAGCACCCGGCCGCGGGTACCATTAACAAAGCCGGCCTGGAAGTTGTTGGCTACAAACATTACCTCGGCGTTTACTTTAAGCAGCAGTGTTTCCGGGGCCAGCACCTGCTTTTTAAGCTGCTCCACTTTGTACTGGTCGCCGCCGCTGGTCATATCAAACTTCTTAAACTCGCCTGGCAGCTTGGCCAAAAAGCCTTGGTTAAGGTCGTCCACATCCACGTTATGGCTATAAAGCCTGGTTAAAACCGTATCGGCTGGCACCTGGGCACCTACGCGCTGCTGCAGCCGGCCACGGTGGCCATCGGTTACGGTGTTTTGGCGCATTGCCTGCAGTATGTCCAGTAGCTCATCGGTACCGGCCTGGCGGTGCTGCTCGGTAATGTAGCAAACCTTTGGGGCCAGCTCCTGCCAGGCTGTGCTTTCATGGGCAAAATCAAACACGCTGCTGCCACGGGTAACGGGCGGCAGTTGGAATAAATCGCCCACCAGTACTACCTGCAGCCCGCCAAATGGCCGGTTGTTTTTGCGCAGGGTCTTTGCCACCAGGTTAATCATGTCCAGGCGGTGGCCGTGCAGCATGCTTATTTCGTCAATAACCAGCACATCGGTTTTTTTGTAGCGCTTAACTACCCGGCTGTTATTTTCCAGCTTTTGCAGGTCGTATTTGGTTACGGCCTCGCTAATGCCCAGGCCACTCCAGCTGTGTATGGTAACGCCGTTTAGGTGGCTGGCCGCAATGCCGGTGCTGGCGGTAATGGCAACGGCCCGGCCCTGCTCCTCGGCAGCTTTGATAAATTGGTTCAGCACGTAGGTTTTGCCGGCACCAGGGGCACCAGTCAAAAACACGTTAGCGCCGGTCAGCATAATATCTAGTGCGGTGGTTTGTTTCATTTCGTTAACTCCAAATTATGGTGCAAGTCGCCAATAACATTGCCCTCTTTAACATGCCAGGCATGTGCTACCTGGCCGCGCATCTCGCCAAAACCTACCAGGTCAAACCGGGCATTTCCCTCGGTGTACGATACTAGCCAGTTACTGCCCTTGATTCTTACGATGTCGCCGTCATAAACCTGTATGCCCTGCAGGTCGGTAAACCCACAGCTAAGCTCTACGGAACAATCGGGCAGTGCTCTATCGTCCTTAAGGTGCCATATGTCGCCATCGCCCATGGCGGCAGCTATGCCGGGGTCTAGGTACTTACGGTTTTTATCATCCCAAATGCGGTAGCGTAATTTTGTCATATGCCGGCCTCGTCTTTAGCTTTTTGCAGTTCCAGCCAGTCAGCGGTGCTGCCGCCTTTGTCGGGGTGCTTTGACTGGGCCAGCGCCTTAAACGCTGCCCTGCGCACCTCAATGGGGCTGTCAGGCGATACGCCCAGCACATCGTGCCAGCGGCGCGGCCCGGTACTATTGGGGCTGGCTTCAGCTGGCAGCGCAGTAAAGCCGGATAGGGTAGCCTCTACTATGTCGCTGGTGCCGTAGCGCTCCATGCGGCGTATGGCTTCGATTGTCAGGCCAACAGCCCGCAAGTTGTCGCGTACGCTATTAAAGCCGTCGCAGGGTATGCACAGCTGCTTAGGCTGGCCGTCTGCGCCCGTGCGCACAAAGTATACGGCAACACCAGGCGTAGCTGCTGGCTCATTGCGCCGCGGCCGGCCGTCCATGCGCAGCGGTTGGTCTGTAGAAATATAGGCCGTGGTAGCGCCTAGGCGTTCCAGCTCGGCCATTAACTCTTTTTCGGCTTCCTCGTAGGTAACCTTAAAGCTGCCGGAAATTGGGGCTTTGGTATGCCGCCAGCCAACCGGCCATTGCAATGGGTAGTGGTGTATCATGCTGCAGGTTCTCCGTTTAATAGTTGCTCGTATTTGCGCTTAAGTTCCAGGTATTCAGCCTGGTTAACTTGGCAGCATAAGTCCATATCCTCAAATGGCTCATATTGCAGCCCGTACTTTTCAACCTGGCCGGCAAACCTCTCGGCGGTATAGCTAAACGAAAACTTTTCGCCAAACTTGGCAAAATATATTTGCCGGGCCTCGGTTTCAGTCTCGGCATCAATAGTGGTGTACCAGCCCATAAGGCTGCGGCCGCGGGTGTCGTGGTGCCCCCCGCCCAGGGTTATATAGTAGGTATTCATTAAAATGGTATATCCCCTAAGTCAATTGGCTCATCGTTTGCGGTAACCTTTTGCTTGGGTGCCGCTATGGTTAACTGGCTGTCGCGGCAATGCGCAACTGCAGCGCGTTCAATGATGCGGCCCAGCTCGCCCATAAGCGGCAGCGCAGTAATAGGTACGTCCAGCGGGTCGCTTTTCCAGCTGTGGCTGCTAACGCTATAAGTGGTTACAACCTTGCCGCCGGGTGTCATTAGGGCCAGGCTGGCAGAAACTACCGGCCCGTCGTCTTCTATGCTTACGGTGTAGCTGGTTAGCTGGGCCTTAGTAATACTAATGTCCAGCTTTTTCATGCGCTTGCCCCCGCCCCCACTTTTACATTTTTGCGCTTGTCTGCGGCAGCCTGGGCGGCCCGGCGCTGCTTATGGGTTACGTGGTCGCAATTATCATTGCCGCACCAGCCAACTGTAATTGGCCGGTCGCGCTCGGTAATACCTTTAATGTCTGTCATGGTTAAGCCTCCAGCCCCCATTTATCTGCTAATTTTGTTAACCGGCTGTCCAAAGCCTTAAATGTTTTGCTTACGTGTATAAACGTACCGTTAAACCAAATGCGGAAGTCGCCGCGTTCACTAAAATCAACTTCGGCGGTGCGGCTGCCGTCTGGCGTGTCAAACTCGTATGTTTTGCCCTGGCGCAGTTCGCTTTCGCTAACACCTAATTTATTTACTGTCTGCATAATTGGCTCCTACCGCATTAGCGCTGCAAAACTTAAACGTGTTGCCCGCTGGTTATATTTTTTTGCTATTACTTTGGCCCGCTCGTAAATCTCGTCAATAATGGGGTCAGCCTCGGCCTTGGCTTCATCGTAGGTAATCTCGCCGCTCAACATGCGCTTGCGGATGTCCTGTATTTTGGCCTGGTTGTCAACTGCCTTTTCCATTACTTTGTTACTGCCGGCTTAAAATGCTGTACCATGCGTGCTATATATGGGTCTTTTTTGGCGGCGGCAATTGCAGCAGTTAAAGCAGTGTCGGTAAACTCGTAACCGTAATCGGTAAGTACAGCCGCAATAGTTTCTTTGTCGTCGCGGGCTATCTGTACTTCCAGGTCGCCGTTTATCACCGCTGCCGTAAGTTCTGCTGGTGTTGCCTGTGCCATGTTGTTGGTCCTTTATTTAACTTAGTACCCTTATAGTACCCCCTCTGCGTGGTACATGCAAGTACAAAATAGTACAATATAGTACACCTGTGGATAAGAAAAAACCCCTTAAGCAATCTCGCATTGAGCTTAAGGGGCACTGCATAAGGCTCTCAACCATATGCTGCGTGGCTAGTTTGGGCCACCCACTTATCATTTTAGTAAAACCACCTCTAAATACAAGCATTAAAATGCCCGCCTGCGGAAAGGACCAACTAACTGCAGGCGGGTATAGGCTCACTTTATCTTAGGGCGGATAAACAGTAAAGCAAAAAGCATAAGCCCGCTAAACCAGGCTGTGTTGCCCATTACCGCGCCGTCCGTAATTATGGTAGTAAAACACGCTATGGCAAACACCAGGCCCATGGCCACGGTAATGCCGTCAAATATTAGCTTTTTCATATTGGCCCCTCTCTATCATGCGCAGACTGCTTTGCTTAGGCTGCAGCTGGCTTATTAAATACCGCCCGGCCTTTTCGGGGTCGCACACATCACCGCAGGTAAATATGTCTGCCATAAACACCCCCAGCTCCGGGTAGGTGTGTATGCTAATGTGGCTCTCACTTAATACAGCCACGACCGTTACGCCCTGCGGCTCAAACTTTTCGGTACGTATGTGCAGCACGGTGGCCCCGGCCACGTTGGCAGCCAGGGCAATAAGCCGCTCTAGGTTCTCCGGCTCGTTCAATATATCAAAACTGCAGCCGCTGGCATCCAGTAGGCAGTGCTTACCCGTTGCTAGGTGTTTTGTCATCTTCGGCAAACTCCGCTGGCATTTCAACCTCTAGGGCTGGGAAATGGTTTTTAATGTCTTTGATATTGCCCTTATAGAACACCAGCAAGTTTTGGTGTACGCGCACTACCTTGCGGCTGCCCATATTGCGGGCGGCCCGGATGGCTGCAGTGCCAATGGCATTTACTATAATGATGTCGTTATAGAACTGCAGGCCCAGGTCGGTAAACAGCTTTACGTTGTCGCCAACAAAGTTGCGGTACACGCCGCCCTTGTCTCGTATCTCGGTAATGTTGATTACTACAAAGCGGTTGTCATTGAGCAGGCTCACCGCACCAGTAAATGCCTGGCGGTAGCTTTCCATAAACTCGGCGTAGGTGCCCAGGGTGCTCATATCCTCGGGCCGGTCGCTGTACACTTCCAGGTCGTAAAACGGCGGGCTGCTAAATACCAGGTCGGCCGTGGTGCCGGCAAAAATCTGGCCGCAGTGCCGGGCATCGCCAACCTGCAAATTAACCAGGGCTTTTTGCTCGTCAGTAAGCAAGCCAATTTTGGTGTAGGTTTCGGTAACCTGCTCCGGCCGTATTTCTGTGCCATGGTAGCGGTTGCCTGTAGCTGCTGCAACAAACGCGCTAACCGGCTCACCGCCAAATGGATTAAAGACTGTGCCGGGGCCGGGCATAAACCATTTATATGAAACCTCACACAGCACCGGGTCTAGTTCGCTCACGCCGCTTGCCGCAAAAGCTTTGCCGCCATATTTGTCGCCCGCCAGGCTAGTTAGGCCGAGCGTGCCCTCGCGGGTTGCGCTTACGTCTCCGATGCGGTCGCCCCACGCACGGGCGCGGCTTTGCCAATAGCCCTGGCGTGTGTCCAGTATGCTAAATGGCGGCACCAAAAAAGCATCGGTTAGGCTGCCATGTTCCTCGGCCTGCTCGTCCTCGCCAACGCCCACGCTTGCCAACAGCTTTTTAATTTCGGCATCGTCCTGGCCGCTCAACCGCAGCAGCTCCTCACCATTTTCCAGCTGGCTTAATTCGTAGTCCATTTGCGCCAGCAGTTCCAAATCAAACTCGCCCTGGATGCGGTTGGCTGCAATATTGGCCGCGGCCTCCCAGCCGGCATCCCAGTCGACTTCGCGGTACGGGAATTGGGCCTGCCCGATAATAATATGGCCTATGCCCACAGTGCCTAAAGCATCGCGCTCAAGTGGGTATGGCTGCAGCATTTCAATGCGCACGCCCGGCTGGTTTTTCATTGCATTGATGCGTTGGTGGCCGCCCACCAGCTGCCCGGTGCGCACGTTAAATACTATGCAGCTTAGGTCGCCAAACTTTTGTATGCTCTGCTCCAGTGCCTTAAAATCATGCTCGCTAATGCGCCGCGGGTTCTTTACGTTTGGCAGTAAGTCGCGTATGTCGCGGCCGGCTGCCGGCTGGGTTGGTTGGTTGGCTGGGTCCATGTAAGTCCTCATTTAGTTAGTGGGTACAATTATTACTATATCAAACTACTTATGTTTGCTCCCCTGCCCTGCGCTTGACCTCCCCCCTGTTTTATGTTTTAAGGTGTTAATCGAGAAATAAATTAAAAAACATAGCAGGGCAGGGGAGTTACAATAAGTCAAGTAAATGCTATGAAATAAGGCTGCTGCAACCACTACAACAACACCTTAAGCCAATAGGGGTAGGGCATAAAAAAACCACCGCCTGCGAGGTACGGTGGTTTCTTTTTTAGAGGTTTTGGTTTGGGTTTTATGAGGGTTTTGGTTTTGGGCGACGAGTTTATGGCTGCTCATCACTAAGCACATGGTAAGTCATTGCTAACACCTTAGCAAGCACTTTTTTTGGGGCCTGTGGATGTTCAATTTTAGTGTACAGAGCGTTGTTAGAGCTGCCACAGAACCGCTAGTGTATACATTTTTTATACTCCTATTTTGAGCAACTACTTTTGCAGGAAATCTATGACCCTGCGTTGAACAATTTGCGGTTTATACGTCAAATCCACGGCCGGAATGTGCAGCAGCTCAAAGCCATATTGCCGCACATATTCATCCCGCTGCTGCTCGCGCAGTACGTCCTGGTGCCAGGCCCGGCCGTCAATCTCAATGCCCTTTTTGTAGTACGTGGTGCATACTGCAAAGTCAATATACATGGCCCCGGCCCGCACCTCCCGCTGCACCAGCTCGTTATTTAGAATGGTACCCAGGCTGGTTATGCGGGCAAAACAAAAGCCGGTGCGCGGGTCTTTTGGCCAGGCATATTTTTTGTAGGTGCCGCCCATTATTGACACAAAACGCAGCTCGGCCGGGCTTGGAAAATACAGCCGGCGGCGGCGGCGCAGCGCTGCCCTCTTTTTATAAAACTGGTACTTTAAGCCGCGCCATTTCCAGCGGGCCTTTATATACATATTGCGGTAACTGGTCATGCTTAGATTATGTCATAGGTGGCAACCCCTGGTGGCTGCCGGGCCAAAAAAATACATGTGGAAAAGCATTTGCATTGTTACGTGTATGCACGTACTATGTGCATGTACCTTACTTGTGTGGGGTAAGCAATTAACTAGGCAAACCGAAAATGTGGCCCGGCCCAAACCGCCGGCAGTAATGATTAAGGGAGCTTGGAAAGGACCAAATGTATGTATACAGCAAATGCTGTGATTGGCTTGCTAACATGCAGCCGCCGCGATTGTGGGCAATATTTAATACATTGCCGGCATACGGACGGAGGGCGTTTAACACATGCCTAAATTACAAAAAACCGTTAAATACAAAAAGGGAGTTGCCATGTTTGGCCTACGCAAAACACGCCGCAAAAATTCGGGCGTACATATATACAAAGCTGTTAACGAGGGCTGGCCAAAATCTGGACAGTTCATCTACTACTAAGCTTAATATATATACCACTCTACGGCCGGGCAGCACTACGTTGCCCACCGCGCCGCCCACCTGCGCAGACAATATTATATGCACCCAGGGCAAAGGCTGCGGTTGGCAACACTGCCCGGCCCGTACACTTAGTACCCGTTATTTTATCCGCAAACTTAAAAAGGAGTTTACCGCCGATGACACCCTCGATTGGACGCATAGTACATTACAAACGTGAGGACGGGAGCATTAGCCCGGCAATTATAACGGCCGTTAATACAGCCGATATAGTACTCACCGTGTTTGGAAAAACCGAAACCCTGACGGGTATGATTAGCTACAACCAGGCAGCCGGCCCGGATAGTGCCGAGCCACGCAACTGGTGGTGGCCTGAAAGGATTGCAGGATAATGCCGGCAACCAAAACTGCTGCGGCAGTAGAGGGCGAGGTTTTAAGCACCGTAGAAATGCAGCAGCAATTGGCCAGCTTAGAAAACCAGCTAATGCAGCTGCCGGACTTTCAGCAGTTTATTGCGCTTACTAAATCAGTAAATGCCAGGCTGGCCGAAGTGCGGGCCAATGTTGAAGCGGTTATGGTGCCAGCCTACCAGCGCGGCGAAGTAGACAAATCTATCAAAGGCGATTGGGGCAGCGTTACCGTTACGGAAAGCGACAAGTTTGAGATTGATGAAGCACAGCTGGCCCCTAAGTTCTTTAAGAAAGTGGTGGACGAATCCAAAATCCGCGCTACGTACCAGCTGGAGGGCAAAGCGCCCAAAGGCACTAAGCCATACAAAAAGTACGGCATAATGATTAAGTACAAATAAGGAGTAGCATGGCCAACGACCTACAGACAACCAACAATAATGGGGTGGCAAAAAAGGCCACCCCCCAGGGCTTTATAAAAGACCTGAACGTGCAAAAGATGATTACCGAGCGCCTGGGCAAGCGGGCAGGGCAGTTTACTACCAGCCTGCTTAGCCTGGTAAATGCCAACGCAAAAATTGCCGAGTGTACGCCAATTACGATTGTGCAGGCGGCGCTTACGGCGGCCAGTATGGACTTGCCCATTAACCAAAACCTGGGCTTTGCCTACATTGTGCCGTACAAGAGTAACAAAAAGGTATTTAACGCCAACACCGGGCGTGATGATTGGGTTAGCACTATGGAAGCCCAGTTCCAAATGGGCTGGAAAGGCTTTGTGCAGCTGGCCCAGCGCAGCGGCAAGTTTGAGTTAATTAACACCACCGAAGTACGCGAGGGCGAACTGGTGGGCCGCGACCGCATGACCGGCGAACTTAAGTTTGTATGGAGCGATGCCGACGACCGCGACGACATGCCAGTAATAGGCTACCTGGCATACTTTAAGTTGCTTAACGGGTTTAGCAAATCCCTGTACATGACCAAAGCCGAGGTGGAAAAGCACGCCGGCCGCTACAGCCAGGCATTTAAGGGCAGCAGCAAAGCTAAGGCAGAGGGCCGCAAGTCATTTGATACCCCTTGGGAAAGCGACTTCGACCTAATGGCCCAAAAAACTGCGCTTAAATTACTGCTTAGTAAATACGCCCCGCTTAGCACCGAGATGCAGGAGGCCGTTACTGCCGACCAGAGCGTGGACGACGGCACCGGCCGCCAATACCTGGACAACCCAACCAGCGCCAACGATGATATGGCAAATGTTGGTGCCGATGAGAGCAAGCAAAACGATATTGTAAACCAGCACGCACGCCCGGCTAACGTGGACGAAAACGGCGAAGTACACGACGATGCAGTTGAGGGCGAGGTGGTAGCGCCGCCGGCCGATGCACCCGCAGCCAAAGCTGCACCCAAAAAATCAGTTAAAGACATGGCAGCAGAGCGCGGCTGGACTGGTGGCAAGGGTAAAGATAAGGACGCCGAGCCGGCCGCAGCGTAGGCTATGATTACCGTACATGATATTGAACAGGGCACGCCGGAATGGCTAGAATTGCGGGCCGGGAAATACACCGGCTCCAATGCCCATAAGCTACTGCGGTTTGGCGCTATTGAATATTCACGCACCGAGCAGGGTAGCTTTGGCGGCAACTTTTACACGCGCCGGGGCCACGTACTGGAAGATGAAGCGCTGGCCCTGTACGAACGGATATACAAAACCCAGGTTGACCGCCCAGGTTTTATTACCAACAGCGAGTACCCCACCTGCGGCTACAGCCCCGATGGACTGGACGGACTTATATTGTTGGAGTGCAAGGCTTTTAACCCAGCCAAACACATGAAAATAATTAAGGAGGGGCCACCGTTTGAGATTGAAGCCCAAATACATTTTGGCCTTACGCTAACAGAGCTTAAGCAGGCCCGGCTAATACTATACAACCCGGACTTAGAGCCAAAATATGCGCTGCACATCGTCGAGATTAAAGCCAACCGTAACATTAAAAACAATTTTAGGCGGTACATTCTGCCACAGCCGGTGGGCATTTAACACAGAAAGGAATCACATGCGGTTTATACCAAAAAACCCCACCCTGGCAGAGATAGTGCAGCGCCAATACGGCACGCTGGAAAACTACCTAAACGACCCGCTGCAGATGAGCGGCAACAACAACCTTAATTACCGGGATATTATGCTGCTGCTCGATGTTAGCATTGCTGCTGCAGTAGACAAAACCGGCCGCAATAAACGCACCGTTATGAAGTGGCGCGACATCAGGGAGCAGGAGGCCCAGGCAAATGGCAACTAAAGGTATTAAACTAGGCCCAGCCGCCCAGCGAGTGGTTAGCGGGCCGGAGCCTAAAGATATGGACGAGGCGCTGGCAAATGCCAAAGCCCTGGTAGATGAAATTAACGGGCCAGACCAGGCCGACATGATTGTTAAAGTTAAGCAGCTGGATGGCCACATATTCAATTGCAACGGCCGGCTTAAAACACTCAAAGAAGAATTGGACGAGCTACTGGAAGAACACACCGCCTACCAGGAGCTGGTTAAGGCTAAGGAAGCCATGGCCCGCGCAAAAGACGGCCTGCAGCGTGCCCTTATGGGTAACGAGCGCTACAACGAGTTAATGGAAGCCATAGCCGCCGAGCGTACCGACATTAAAGAAACCAAATACACTTTAAGTGCATACCTGGTTGAGCATTACGCCCAAACCCACGCCCACCAAATAGAACTGGACGGCGAGGGCCAGGCCCGTGATGTGGTAGTAACCGGTAAGCTGGGCAAGCCTGGCAAGTTCCAAACCAATTTATTTACCAATAATGACAGCCCGGCCGCAGTTACCGAGGGGCAATCTGCTATGGGCATGCGGAGGCAACCAGAATGAATGACGAATTAAAACCCGAGGGCGTAAAGGTAATACAGCTGGTTAGCAACACCATACCGCGGCCGGCCAATCCGATGAACCAGGCCCCCGGCGGTTTTAGTATCGCCATTTATGGGCTGGGCGATGACGGCAATTTGTACTCGTTTAATTTTAAGCAGCGCAAATGGGCGGCCGCATAATGCTGGACGACATATACTATTACGCAGTTGAATACAGCCCGGTAGTGCTAACCATAACAGCCACAATCATATGTACCATTGTTGCCGGCAACATATTTTGGGGCGCAATATTAGGGCTTTTGCTTACCGCCAGCGTTGCATTGATGATGCAAAAGGCCAGCGACAACACGCTGCGCCAGGTTAAAACAGTACTAAAAAGGCGGCGCAATGGCTAAGGGCAGCCAAAAGGGTTACGTTACCCTGCAGTTTAGAGACCCCCGCACGGGCCAGGTGTACCACCAATCTGTTAAAGTTGGCAGCAGCGTACATAAAAACTGGCTGCGGCAAAAGCGGCAGCATGAGAAAATACAGCGGGCCGCCCGGCAAGCTGCAAAGCGGCCACCAATGTACGGCGACGGCCTAGACCGGATAATACTGTAATGCCCGCCGATGCTACCACCCGCAGCGCAGCGGCTAAGAAAGCTGCAGCAACCCGTATGGCTACTACCACAGCCGAGGAGCGTTCAGCGGCGGCCAAAAAGGCTGCAGCCACCCGCAAAGCCAACGGCACCGACAGGCATGTTGATAAGCGCACACCTGATGCCCGCAGCGCTGCAGCTAAAAAAGCAGCCGAGACACGCAAGGCCCGTGGGTTTAAGGCATTTGCTACCGTTACCAAAGAGCAGCGCGTTGCAGCTGCCCGAAAAGCAGCCATTACCCGCCGGGCCAACGAAGCTGCAGACCCAAATGCCAGAGCCAAACGCCTGGCTGCAGCACGCAAGGCCGCAACCACCAGGCTAATTGCCAGGGCCGCTATGCGCCAGGCATCTATTGACAACGATGTGGTGGCCGTGCGCCGGCTGTATGGCCAATAGTGTATACTGAATTGTGTAAACATAACCGTAAAGGGTTAAGATGAAAAACAAAATCGTAGTCATATTAAGCCTACTAATCGTATTTGCAGCCGGTGCTTTATCGGTGGTAAGTTACGAAAATTGGAAAGGCTGGGCAGACAGCCAGCACCGCAAGGCTGTAGCCGCGCAGCAGGAGCAGGCCAAAGCCGACCTGCTGCAGCAAGTACAGTTTAACCGGGAGCTTGACCGCCTTAAAGCTGTTTGCATCAAGGAGCAGCAGGACTACAACGCCCTGTTGCCGGCGCAAAAGCTTAAGGCAGTTGCCCCCGACTGCAATGCACAGTTAGTGCAATAAGTAAACGTAAGCGGTACAATAGCCGCATGTCTGTATATCATAATGAAGCGGCTGCAGACGCCGCAGTAATAGCAACCCTACTAAGGGAAGTAAACCGCCTAAGGAGGCAAAATACTATGGGTAGATTAATCGTATCAGTTGACGGCAATGTATATGAAACAGAGCACGCGCGTGTTTTAACACCGGCAGAGTTGGAAGACCGCCAGGCAAAATTGCAGGCCGACTTAAACGAATTAAACCAGGCTGTTAGCATCCGCGCCGTCGGCAACGCGCCAACAGCGGTAGCGCCAGCACCAGTTGCGCCAGCCACCCCTGTAGCACCTGCTGCACCGGTCGACGTAACTCCACAGTTTAACCCACAGCCCAGCGTAGGCAATGATGTTACACCAGCACCGGCCCCTGTAGCCAGCGGTGAAGCCCAGGCACAGCCGGTTGACCTGCAGGTAGCACCACAGCCACCCGTCCTTAGCTAATAACCCACCGACAGCCCGGTAAAAAAATAAAAATATGCTTGACCTGTTAATACCAAATATTCACCACCTTTCCTGGCAGCAGGCCGTAGTGTATATATTGCTGGTGCAAGTACTTTTTTACCGGGTTATTTGCGGGGCTATAGCAGACCTTATGCGCTGGGCACTTAAGAAAATATACATGCGCAGCCGGCATGACCTTATACTGTGGTACCACATAAAGGGCGGCCACGGCCGGCACCACCCGTTGGAGTGCCAAAAGGAACACTGCGCCAGCTACGACTTTTAGAACACGCCCAGGCTTTGCTGCCTGTCCAGGTATTTGTCAATCTTATTGCACGCATCATCATACCCCACGGCAAACGCCGCCATGTAACCTTTGGCCCGGTACTTTTTAATCATGGCCGCCTGGTCTTGCAAATGGTCGCCGGACTTTATAAACGGCTTACCCCGTACCCAGGTAGTGCGGCTGTACTTTTGCTGCCGCAGGGTTTTGCCGTCCTTTTTATAAATCTTGGTACCCTCGGTTTTAAGTTCCAGGCGCAAGCCATGGTAGCCGCGGCTGGGCTCGTCAATTACCATGTCGCACATGCCGTCGTCGCTGCGGCTGCTCATCATAACTTTGCGCTGGGTGTCGCTCAAGTCTGCACCGGCCCCACTGTCGCAAAAGAATATTACATCCGGGTAAGTACTTTTTATGTGCCGGGCAATGCGCACCTGCAGCTTATCCTCGTGCCGCTCCGGGCGCTTGCGTTGCTTTGGTTGGGCCGCCGGTTTACCCTCAATAGCAATAGCCCCCTGGGCCGGCTTGGCAACAGGGGGCTTATAGTATCGCTTAGTGCGCTGCTTGTATGGTGTTTTGGCAAATACGCTACCCATACCGCTAGTGTATCAGCTAGAAGTCAGGCTGTGAAACAGGGGCGGTGTCTGATGCCAGGCTGGCGGGTGGGTCAATGTCGGCAACATCGCGGTCGGCTGCGGCGGCACCGGCGGCTGCAGTTGCGGTTGCTGTCTTGCTTTGGTTGTAGGCGCGTACTTCCTCAAAAAACTTACCAGCTACTTTGGCGTACTTAAATACAGCCTGGCTAAAACCATATATGGAGGTGCTGGTTACGCCTAATACCTGGGGTGGCAGCTGCGCATTAAGTACCAAAAGATACTCTGCTACGCCGGCCAGCCCGGACAGGGCAAGCACCAGGGTGTGCAGTACGCTGTCGCTTTCAAGGCCAAACCACCTTTTGCAAAGCAGCGCGACCAGGTTAACTGCCAGCCCACCACCAACGGTAAGGCCCAGCAATGTTGCCAGTAAACTTGATGTAATTTCCATTACTTTTTATCTCCCTTTTTTTTAAATCTGCCTAAAAACCCATCCAGGTTAGCGGCCTTAATTACGTTTTTTTCGTGCCGGGTATAATTACCTGCCTCGCGGCGCAGGTGGTCGGCAACCTGTAGCATGTCGTCAACAAAATCATCTTTGTCAACTTCGTCTTTGCGCTCCAGGCTAACCTCTGGTATGCCGTACCAGGTTTTGTTGTTAGTGCTGGTAACCGTGCGCAGGTACTTTATGCCGTCCTTTACGAACGGGCCGGCAATTTTATATATGCCGTGCTTTACCAGTTGCTGCTTGGCGGCATTGGGGTTAGCCAGGTCGCCTACCTTAGTGCTTGTCTGGGCCACGTATTCAACTGGCCCCAGGAAAGGCTTAAAGGTTTTCTGCCAGGCAAACGGGTCGTTAACCACGGTAACCTGCACATTGTCCTCGCTTGGCGCAGCTGCAGGGGCTGCAGGCGGCGTAATGGCAACAGGAGCGGCAACTACCTCAACTGGCGTTACGGGCGCTGGTACGGCCTCTACGGGCGCAGGAGCGGGTGCTGGTGTAGGGCGTGGGCTAAGGTCTACGGTGTTTACGCCGCAGTTGTGGGCCGGTACGCCGGTAACATCAGCCTGGCCAAAGTCGCCCTCGGTCATGTAGTAGCACGGCTTGTCATCGTCTGTGCGCTGCGCTTTGCCGTAAGCAATAAACTCTGCGCCCTGTGCAAGCTGCTCTACGCTAGTGGCCAGGGTGTTATTGGCAAAGCCCAAATCCCATTTGTTGGTAGGGGCTTTGTTAGTAATCAGGTTAAGCGGCTGGCTAAACTTGCTGTAAACAGTGTCTGCAGGCTTAGGTGGCTCTGGCGCAGGTGCGGGTACTACGGTTACTTGCGGGGCTGGTGCCGGAGCGGGCGCAGGTGCCGGGGCAGGGGCTGGTGTGGTCTTATCTCTGAAGCCGGCCGATGTATCGCTGCCGGCATAAATTGCTACCTGGCCAAACATTTGGGTTTGGATAATGTACATGCTGCCTGCAGGGTTGCCCAAAATCTCGTACTCTAAGCCACCAAACTCTGCCGGGTTAAGCTTGGCTACCTCGGTGCCAACAGTCCACGGGCCGGCAACTCTATATACGCGCCAGCTGTTAACGCTGCCGGGCAGCACCAGTATTTGGCCAACGTGGTTAGCTGCGTGTGGGGCAGGGGCTGGTGCCGGCTGCGCAGGTGCAGCTACTACGTTATTTTTGTAGCGCCACACGCCCGCAATACGGGTACGGGGTATAAAGCGGGTGCGTATTGCATCGCCGCCGGTACCGGTACCGCCGCCGGTTTGGCCGTTCTGTTCCGATATTTCAATTTGTGTATTGTCGCTGTTAACGCGCCCGGTGCCTAAACCAATATGGTTGGGCGTAAGTATAACTACGTCGCCCTGGCGTACGTCGTTGCCGCCTGGGATGCCGTCAAAAGCGTCTTTAAGTGCTTTGCGCGGGTTGGTCCAATAATCTATAGCATCGCCCCAGTATGTGGCCGTAACGCCAAACAGCGCCAGGTATGGCTTGATGTAGCTAACACACTGGTACCATTGGCTTTCAGGCAGCTGGCCCCTTAGGGTGGTGTCTGCAATACGGCCGCCTTTGCGCTCGTTCCAGTAGTTTGTGTATATTTGGCTTACATCCATGCGTATAGTCCTTATGTTTTAGTGTATCACTATCATCTCATAAAATACCGAAAAAGTTATTTTGGGCCAGGGTGGTGGCATACAATGTGCCGCTTTCAGTCCATAGCCCGCTGTCGGCCCGCTGCACAGCAACCTTAAAGTCGTAGGTGGTTTGGCTGGCCAGGTTATGCAGCTCCTTAACAAACCAGCCCTGGCCGCCGCTACCCTCGTCATGGTGCGCCCCGCCGTCAATGCCGCTGCTCCACCAGGATATGGCGCTAACATTGCTGTCGCTGTGCCAGGCAATGCGTATGGCCTCGTCTGTAGTCCAGTCGACATTAAAGCCGTCTATATTGGCATAGCGGTTTATGTGCGGCATGCCTACGTTTTGCGCAACCGCTGCACTGGTAATAAGCGGGCTGTTAGCCATATCAAAATTGGCACCAAATACCGGGTTAGCGTTGCCGGCACCGTCGTGGTAAATCCAATAATCTTCGTTTTGGGCCAGGTAGTAGCGGCGGCCTACCTCGTTAACCGGCCAAATGTAACCACCAATGGCCCGCTGCGGGTTGTGCCCATTTATATTGGTGTTGCCGTACGTGGTGCTGTAGTTAAACGGTGCGCTGCCGCCGGAAGACTGGACACGCTCAAGCCATGCGGTGTACCTAATAAGCGAGCGGTTATTGCCCTGCTCCTGGCCTATAACATCGACATTGACACGCAGCCTAAACTGGCCGCCCAGGCTGCCGCCAAACCCCGCCTCCATAAACGCCATGGTTTACCCCTGCCTGCCTATGCTTAGCACATCCCATTTACCATCGTCGCTCATGTACATCATAGTTATGTACATAAGTTTGCCGGCCGTCGTGGCGGTGGGCAGCGTAACACCAATGCCCCGGTAAATGGCGTTCCAGGTAATCGAGCGGGCCGTGCCGTCATCTCTAATGCGTAGGGTAATAACCTGGGTGTTATAAGGGCTGCCGGTGGGTGCCAGTATGGTTAGGTTGGCGGCCAGCGCTGCAATGGGTATAACATCGTCGGTGGCAGTATTTGGCGTAAGGGTTGCCGAGCTGGTAATTGGGGTTACGCGCTTGGTAGCAAACAGTGCTCGCAGGTCTTCTATTTTATATTTAACAGAGGTAGGCCCCGACATATCGGTGCCGTTTAAGTAATCGTTAAAAGTTGGCGTGGGGTCTGGTGGTAATAGTGAGCCTTTAGGCATTTGATAGTCCTTATGTTTTAGTTTAGCTTGGTGCGCTCGGGTTAGCAATCGTTTGCTGCGCCAGTAGTCCACGGTTTACCTGTTCCAGGGCCAGGTCAAGCCGGCGCGGTAATGCCCCCAGGGCCAGCGTGGCAATGTCGCCCTCGTAATCTATGCGCACAATGCGCAGCACCAAAGTGTCTACAAATGTACCGTAACCTCTAAGCCCAACGGTCATACCGTTTTTTAGCAGCGCCAAATTAAGGTACTTGTTGGTAACCTTTACGGTGGTTTGGAATTGCTCATCTTTTTGGGTAGCCACGGCGCTGTTGGCCACGGCTTGCACCTGGGCTGTGGTAACGGCACGGTTTTGGCTCACCCTGTCCAGGCGCTGCCCATACGCGGCAATGCTGGTGCCGTCTTGCTGCGTGCCGTATAAGTTGGCACCGCTTTGCTGGCCACCGCTCACGTATGCCAGGTTGGCTACGTTTTCAATTGATGCGGCCAGGCGCAGCCCGGCAATGTGCCGGCCCTTAACCAGCAACACATCGGCAGTGGCAGAAGATTGCTTAAATATAACGGCATTGGTGGCCAGGTCTACGGTGTAGTAAAAACCGGCAGGGCAAACCGAAAGCATGGACTGCATGCCCTCGTACACGGTGTTGGTGTTAAATGTCCACGGCACAGTAAGCCCAGCTGCCTGCATAGTGCCTTTAATCATCTTGCCGCCGCGGCTTACGTAATCGTCCATAAAGGCGCTGTATATACCGGTAATTGGGTCTTGCGTAGGGTACGTTGCCAGCGTGGTGCCAGGGCTGCTGTATGTCCTAAAGTATAGGTCGTAGTTAGTAAATATACCCCAGCCGCCGCCCCCACCACCGGCGTACTGTGCATTGTAGGCGCTGCCGCCGGCGTACACGTTGCTGTTTTGCATAAATATATATATGGTGCCGGAGCCTATGGTTACGGTAAAAAAGCGTACGCTGCCGGCCGTGGCAACAACACGGGCCGGGAAGTTGAACTGCACATCAGCCGCACCGCCGCCGGTATTTACTGCCAGGGTGGTAGCGCCCAATACTGTTTGCATGGCCGTGCTCTCGTACAGCGTTACGGTTACGGTGGCAGCGCCCTGCAGCTTAAGTAGTACGGCACTAATGTTGGTTACGCCGGCCCCCACAGTAAAGCTTTGGCCATAAAAATTATAGCCGGCTCCCTTTTCGCCGCTGTCGTTCAATATAATATTGCTGGTGTTTTGGCTGTTCTGCTGCTGGTCGGCGGTGTAGGTATTGGCACTGCCCAGCAATAAGTAGTTGTCCAGGTCGGTGCCGTCGCTATAGCAAAGCACGTTTATTATATTGTCGGTATCGCTGCCGCCAAATAAAGCCTCCCAGCGCTCCATGGTGCCGCGGAATGCCACCCGGCCATTGGGGTAGTAATAATTGACCTCTACCACCACAAGCTGGTTACCGTTTTTAATAAGGCTGTTGCTGTTGCCCAGGCCCACCAGGCTAACCGCACCCTCGCTAAGTATGGCGTTGCCGGCCTCATCAAGCAGCGGCGTGCCGTCCTCTAGCAATATAGGGCCAGTGGTAGGCTGCCGGCTAGTGTCGGCGGTGGTTGGTATCTCCAGGCTAATTTGTGAGCCTACGGTGTTAATTTCCTGCGGCACCTTAAACTTATTTTTTGGCTGCGGCAGTAGGCCCAAAAACGCATTGTTGCGGAACACCTTATAAAAGAAGCGGCTGGGCACATCTGCCGGCGCAGTCTCCCAGTACACCGTAATGCGCATGCTGTCCACGCTAACATTACCACCGTTACCGCTGGTGGTGCTGGCCCAAAACTTAGCCCCAAATGTTGGGTCGCTTACCTCTGCGCCTGTCCAGGTGGTGCCCCATAAGTCGGTGGCGCTACCAAATATGCGGTAGCCGTTGCCCTGCAGTACGCTGCTGTTTTTGCTGGTGCCCTTGGTTAGTGCGGCATTAAGAAACATGCCGTTTGATGTCATCTTTATTTCAACCACAATGCCAACCACTACAGCGCCGGCCGGTATATTAAAGCCGTGGCCGGCGCTTTTTAGGTGGTCAGTAAAAACCTGCGTGGATGCACCGCCGGCGCTGGCGCTGCTACCGTCATCAACCGCACCATTGGCGGCGTTAGTCCATTGGCCGCCCTCGGAGTAGTTGCCCTGGTTGTTGCCACCGGTATTTGGTATTGCCGCAGTACTGGCGGCGGTTAGTGGGCCAGCTATGTTTGCCATTAAAACCACCTCGGGTAATACTGCACGTTGTAGTTATAGGTGCGGGCCGTAAAGGTATCGGAGTAGCCCAGCGCCTGCAGCCCAGGCTCAAGCTCAACAAATGCGCCGGCAAAATCTACGGCAACGCCATTAACGCGCACCTCTTTGGCCACACAATCAAATACAATTACGTCATTAACCGCAAACGTACGGGTAACGCTAAGCTGCTGGCCGGTATTGTTATTGCCAAAGCTTACAGTTTGGTTGCCGGTTGCAGTAAGCGCGGTAATAGTACTGGTGGCAATTGGCAGCTGGTAGTCGGCCGAGCCTATCAGCGTTACGTTGTCGGTGTAGGCTGCAGCAGTACGCCCGGTTGCGCTTACCGGTGTTTGCGGGGCAATGTCCTGGCCAAATGGCTTGCACAAAAACTCTATGGTAAATGTCGCCAGCTGCAGGCCGCCTGGGCGCTTTATGTCTAGCCCGTTCTCGGTGGCAATATAGCGGCGCACACTACCAGCATAGCCAATATCAAGGTTTTTATCCTTGCCCCGGAAATAGCCGCGGAACTGGTCAAGTATTGGGTCTAGTGCCGCCGGGTTGTCGGCGGTAATCTGGCCCTTAATTTTAATGGTTTTGCTGGGCCGGTCGCTATTAGTTATGGTAATGTCGTTGCTGTTGGCCTGCGGGTAGGCGTTCAACTCTTTTTCTGCCGGGCTCTCAAAATCAATATCCTGGGTAACTATAATCTCACTCTGCAGGTTAAAGCCGTTAAAAGTTATGCTGCGTGCGCTCATGCTGCGGCTCCTGTATTAGCTGTAAACCCTCGGCTAACCAGTAAATTGTCTTGGTTAAGGTCGGCCCACCAGCCAGTAGCTGCAGCGGCTGTAGGCAATACCAATTGCTTTACGGTAACAGTTTGGTGGTTGGTTACGTGCCGGCTATTGTCAATGCTACCCCCGCCGCCACCGCCCTGCATCAGACTGCGGGTTTGCGGTGCGCTTTTAATTTGCGTGCCAGCTGGCAGTATAGCCACCTCCGGCCCGTCCTCTCCAACCATAGTAGCGCCGCCGGGCCAGTAGTTGGTACCCGTGGCGTTGCCCTGCAGCTTACCGCCGCTGCCTTGCAGTCCAGTGCTGGCACCCTGCAGGGTTTTTGCGGAACCGTTGGCGGCTTTAAGTGTGTTATTTATGGCATCGCTCTGGCCCTGGATGCGCTGGATTGTGCTGCTGGTGCCAAATAGGATGTTGTTAATGGCCGGGCTTTGGCCTTGGATATTTATAACAGCCTGGTTCCAGCTGCTAATCACGCCGCCAATGCTTTGCTGCAGCTGGGCTATGCCACCTATTTGTGCCAGGGCAGTGGGGCCAAACTGCGCCACTACGCCCACGCCGCCATTTAACTGGTCGTTAAAGAACTTTTGCAGGCTGGTCGCATCGTGTACCGCGGTATTTAGTATGCCCAGGGCATCTTTATAATTGCCGGTCTTAACGGTCAGGTCTAGGTTTTTGGTAACCGTATCTGCCAGCGCCCAGTTGTAATCGCTTTGCTTTTGCTTTAAGTTGTCGACCGCTGCCTGGTACTGTGGGCTGTTGGCACCAAACTTGTCGTGGGCATCGCGCACGGCATCCTGGGCAACCTTTAAGTCGTCGCCTTTTTGCTTGGCAATTTGCTGGGTATTATTAAAGTTTTTTATGGCCTGGTCGTGCTGCTCGGTGGCTGCCTTGCTCATGTCCTGAGCGTTTTTAACCCCGTTTTGGGCTATTGCTAACAGCGTTGAGCCGTTGCTGGTACCCGTTAGCGTAACGCCTAAGTCCTCGGCCAGCTGCCGGTACTCGCGGGTAGCCGGGCTAACCTGGTCCCTAAGGTTGCGGGCATCTTCTTTGGCCAAATCATCAAAGTGTTTTACGGCCAGGTAGGTGCCGCCGGCCACTACAGCAATTGCGCCCAGGCCCAAAGCTACCGGCCCCAGGGCAGCCAGTAAGCCGCCGCCGCCAGCCAATGCCGCAGTGGTGCCGCCTGCACCTGCAGTAAGGGCACCCAGGCCGCCTGCTCCTGCAGTAGCCAGGCTTGCGCCGCGCATTAGTAACATGCCCTTGGAAGCCATGGCAAACAGGCTGCCAACGTCGCTTACGGTACGGCCCAGCTTGCCAACAGCCAACGTAGCCGGCCCCAGCACTATGGCTATTTTGGCGGCATCAATCAAAAACTCTTTTTGGCTGGGGCTAAGCTCGTTAAACCAGTCAGATAAACGGCTTACGGCATCGGTGGCTTTTTTAAGTTCGGCGGTAACAATAGGTAGCAGGTCGCTGCCTATTTCAATCATGGCAGTTTCGGCGGTACTCTTTAAGTTGTCCAGGGCACCGTTAAACCCGGCGTTTTGCGCAGCCGCCAGCTCGGTTGCAGCGCCGGCCTTATTAACAGAGGTGGAAAGCTTATCAAAGCCTAGTGCGCCCTCTTTTGACATTACTATGGCGGCACGCATGGCATCGCTACCAAAGGCGGCCTCCATGTTAAACAGCTTTTGCTGGTCGGTCATGTTTGCTGTGCCGGCCTGCAGCTGGCGGGCGGCTTCGCGCATGCCCACAAACTTGCCCTGGCCATCGAACATTTGCAAGTTCATAGCCTTAAATGCAGCCGATGCTTTGTCGGTGCTAGGGGTCAGGCTGTTCATAAATGTTTTAAGCGAGGTACCAGCATCCGAGCCTTTTATGGCGTTGTTGCTCATAAGGCCCAGCCCAGTAATCAGGTCGTTAACGGGCACCTTAAGCGCAGCTGCGCCGGCACTGGCCATCTGCATACCCAGGGCCATGTCCTGTATGCTGGCGCTGGAACCGTTGGCACCGCCGGCCAGCATGTCTGCAACCTTGGTGGCTTCGGTACCTTTAAGGCTAAAGGCGTTTAGCGCGTTGGCGGTTACCTCTGCAGCAAATGCCGTTTCAACCTGGCCGGCTTTAGCCAGGCTAAGCACGCCCTTGCTGGCGCTCATAACATCGTTTACGCCCAGGCCGGCTTTGGCCAGCTCGGTCATTGCCAGGGCGGCATCCTTGGCGCTAATGCCCGGCAGTGTAACGTCGTTGCCCAGGTCTTTTGCTACCTGGCTAAGCGAGGTCATTTGTTGGGCGGTGGCCCCGGTAACACTTCTAAGTATGTTTAAGCTTTGTTCATAATCGCCGGCCATTTTTAGGCTGCTTATAGCAACGGCCGCAAGTGGGGCGCTAATATAAGTAGTCATGCCGGCACCCAGGCGGGCTACGGTGTCGCTGGTAGTGCCCAGGCTGCGGTTAAACTTCTCAAAAGAGGCGGTGGCATCATTGGTGCTTTTTTTGGCGGTATCGCCAACAGTACCCAGGCCCGTATTGGTTTTATCAATACCCGAGTTGTCGGCGGTTGTTTTGATTAAAACGCCTACAGTGTCATTGCCGCCTAATATGCCTGCCATTTGTTTGCCTTTTTATTCCCCTGCCTCGGTAACTTGGCCCGCCCGCGGCTGGTACTCTGTTTCTAGGTTCATCATGGCAATGTCGTTTTGTATAACATACCAGGGTGTCGCCAACATTTCAGCGTAGCTAATGCTCATGCGTTGGCGGTATTGAAACAGCAGATACTCAAGCGGCGGGTCGGGCACCACATTGTCGGTGCCCAGCTCCGCGTTATCCCTTAAGGCGTCAAGGTGCAGTATTAACTTTTTTTTTGACCGTCATCGAGTGCCTGGTCAGCCGCCACAAATGGTTGGCTAATCAAGTAAACGAAGTCCTCGCGCTGCAGCAGTGCCATGCTTTCAAGGCTAACCGGCAGCGCCGTGCCATCCTCTAAAGTAAGGTTCCACTCTTTAATGCGGGCCAAAAACAGCTTGGCCATACGCATATTTACGTTGTCGCCGTCGGTCAAGTCCGGGTTTAATATATCCCCGGTAAGCATTGGTGCTACATCAACAATTATGTAAGCCTGCTGCTCCAGTGGCAGGGCTTTGGTGCTGGGCAGGTAAAACTGCTTGCGGTTCTCAATGTGTGCTTTAATTATTGCCATTACGATATTGCCGCAATTCCGCTTTTAACAGTAACGCTAAACATAACGCCGTCAGTTCGGTCTTCCTGTGGGCGGTATTTAATGTTGCTGTAATTAACTTCTTTAGGCTTAATCTTTGGCATAGGGTCGTCAGTCTTGAGGTGGTTAAACACAATTTGCAGGTTGTATGGGAACACGCCAGCTACGGGCGCACCAGCATAGTGGTTAATAACCACGGCTGTTTTGCTCTGCAGGTTCATGGCCATAAGGTCTTCTGCCGTATCAAAGAACCGTTTAATGGTAAGGCCACAGTTAACCGTGGTGCGTACCAGGCTGGTTGGGTCAGCAGAGCCGCTGCGCTGTTCGCCGCTGTCGTTGTTCACGTTGTGTACCAGCTCCCAGTTGCTGCCCTGTTCTACCTGGGTCTGTGCTGCAGCCAAAGCGGCCGTAGCGGTAGCACCAAAGTGGAAACGGGTGTTGCTCCAAAGGAACGATTGCAGGGTATTAAGCGCTGCAGTTTGTGGCCGCAGGTGTAGTACGCCGGTAGTGTAGCCGCCAGTTACTGCTGTGCTGGTAGTTACAAACTGTAGTGCAGCATCTATGGTGGCAATGGTGGCATCAAGTGTTGTTTGTGCAACCGGGTCGTATAGCCGGATTAAATCGCCTACAACCAAACCTTTTGCTGGCTGGTCGCTGTAAGTGGTATCAAGGTTTATTGTGTACGGGCCGCTGCCGCTAACGCTGGCAATTTTTGCACCTTGGAACGATGCCAGGGCGCTTATGGTAGCTTTAAGCTGCAGCTCGTTCTTATTCCAGCTCGGTGCCAATTTGGTGGTTACGCAACCAATAAAACGCTTTACTATGTTGCCCAGGCTAACGTCCAGGGTGTAAGTTTTGCTGTTGCCGCTGTGGCTAAATGGCCAGGTGTATGGGCCGGCACCGGTAACGCTGCCACGGGTAAGCAGGCTGTCTACTAAAAAGGTGGCCGTGTTTGGCTCACCAATAATAGTAATGTCGCCCTTATGGTCGCGCTGGCCAGGTATAACGGCGTACACCTCGCTTTTACTGCCGTAGGCTGCAGATTGGTCTTGCAGGTTTGGGCTAGTGGTCATATTGTCTTCGGTTAGCAACGTAAACTTGCTAGGTATGGCTGCTGCGCCGGGCGTGGCTTCAGGGGCCAATGCAGCATAACCCAGGTTACCGTGGCGTTCTATTCCAGGCATTATTTTTGCTCCATGTTAATTGGTTGTGGTGCTGCAGCTGGCTGCTGCGGTACGTATGTCTGCTGTACTGCAGGTGCTGCGGCAGGTATGGCGGGTGCCTGGGCAACCTGTGCCTGGGGTGCCGGCTGTACTGCAGGCTGGGCAACTGGTGCCTGGGCCTGCTGGTTTTCCGTGCTGTTAACCAACTCAAAGTTGCTATTTTCAATAACTTGGTCGGTTTCAATCATCCCACCAGTAGTAGCGCCAATGCCGGGCAAAACATAATCCTGCCCGTCTTTTGTTTTATATTGGTTTGCCATATTGCTTTTATCCTCTCAATTATGCTTATGTTTGTCAATGCCTATTAAGCACAGTTACACGCGCCGTTATATTAAGCTGTATGTCAGCCTCGGCAATAAATGCCGCATCCCGGCGGGGCGTGCTGCTGTAAGTAATAGCTGCCGTACTATCAATAATGCTGGCATCCAAAGTAAGGTTGTAGCGCAGGGCGTGCATTAGCGTGCCCTGCTTAAACTCGGCGGTTGCTGGCTCCCGGCCCTCCACTTTTTCCTCAAGCTCTCGCATAACCGTGTCAATTGTGTTGTCGCTACCCATGCTGTCCATGCGGTTGCTCATCAGGTGTATCATAATGGCCTCGGTCATATCGTCAGACTGGCTGGCACCGGCGCTATAGCTGGCGGTTTGCTTGTAAACAATAACGCAAGGGTAGGCGGCTTCGGGCGGGGTTTGGCTGGGCAAACCTTTGTAGTACACCTTAAAGTAATCGCCAAATGTCTGCTGCAGCAGCTCGTCAATATGTGTAACCGTGTCTTTATAATCAGGCATATGCAACCTTTACGTTAGGGTCGTTTGCCGCATCAATACGCTTGCGCACACCCTCGCCAATAATGTCGCGCACAATGGTGCGTACCCGTGGCGTTATGCCAATCATTTGGCGCTGCGGTAAGTTACGGCCGCGGCCCTGTCCACCAAAGTCGCTGTACGCGCGGGCCAGGCCACCCAGCAAGCTAATGCTGCCCTGGTTGCCGCCAACGCCAGTGCCCAGCTGGTGGTAAATAAAGTGGTCGCTATTGTTGCTAACGTACACGCTGGTTTTGTCATGCTCGTAAAAAAAGCCGGCCTGTAAATCGCCCTCGCGCTGCAGTATGTCGCGCCCAGGGTAATTGGCGTTTTTATATTTGGTGGTGGCGGCGGTTAAATCTTTCCAGGGTTTTGGGAAGTCCTCGCCGTGGCTAATAAATACGTCGTTGCCAAAGTACGTTTTAAGCTCGGCACCAATGCTTTTCATTTCCGGCTTAAAGTTTTGGAATGACTTGGCCATGCCCACCAGCAGGGCCTGCTTTTCCTCTAGGCCGGTAACTACTACTGTTACGTGCATTAGTATCTATCCCCAATGTTAAACATGCGCCTGTCGCTCACGTTTGGCCCGCCGGTGCCGTATGCCGGGCGTACGCCGTTATTGGTTGCCGGGTAAAAACTGGGGCTGTTTGGCCCATCCGGTATGCTGGCATCGTTAAAATTGGCATCATCAAGCACCAGTACCTTGGTAGCAATAAGGCTAAGGGTGGCCCGGCCCTCGGCAACTTTGGCGTCGCCCTCCTTGGCTAAACTGGGGTTCATGGTGCCATATTGGCTGCTCATAAGCAGGCCGGCTGCAATTTGCATGGTGGCGTTCATAATGTTGGGGTTTACGGGTTGGGGCAGGGGAAACTGGTACACGCTGCGTATGGTACTAACAACCTCCGCCTGGGCCACCTGGCGCTTTTCGTCAATCAATTCATCGGTAATGTATGGGGCGTTCTTAAAGCCGGCCTCCTGGCGTATCTGTGCCAGGCTACAGTAGTTTTGGTTCCGGTCGCCCCGGCGTGCGGTGGCTGCAGCCAGGCTGCTTTCGCCGCTGGTAACGCTATTGCGGAACGTGGCTTTATACCAGCGGTCGCCGTCGCCCAACGGGTCAGTAAACGGCGTAAGTGCTTTGGTTACGTCAATAGCTTGCGTGCCAATAAGCTCAAAAGTATCATCTGGCGGCGCGTTGCCGTCAATATTTGGCGCGGCATATATACAAATCTGGTTGCCAAACAGGTAGGTAAGCGGCTCGCCAAAGGTATGCGGCAATACGGTGGGGCCGTTCAATTTAACGCTAACGCCGTTTACTGGGGCAAATATGCTAACCATTTCTGCGGTATCGCTACCCAGCACACCCAGCACAGCAAAACTGCCGGGCAGGGCAGCGGCAGAGTTTTCAAGCACCAAAACATCAATACCGGCCGGGGCCAGCACTCTTAGTTCGGAATCGCCTAAGGCGTTATTGCTACCGTAGCTGTTGATATTTACTGTTTGCGACATGTGGTTATAACCCTTATGTTTTAGTTTATCACTTAAATGTAAATTGTCTCTCTCACATCCTGCTCCAGGCTAATAACCATATCATCATCGCCGCCCAGGTATATGTTTTTGCGCTCGTGCGTGTCTAGTATTACGGGTTTGCCAACGCCCGGCTTATACGTAATAACTGCCATGTCGGCGTACATTATGCCGTCGCCGGCCAGCAACGCACTAAGCGTGGCTATATTTTGCGCTGTGCTGGTGGCCGTGCTGCTTGCCTCGATTATTGCGGCGGTGCCAATACTGTTTTTTACGTTACCGGTACTGCTGGTTTGGCCGGCAATTACCGTGGCCAACATAACATTGTTGCTGGCAGCTGCGGCCATTGCGCCGGCACCGGTAGCCTGGGTGTTTATTCTGGTGCTATTAAGTATGCTGGCGGCTACGGCTGCGGCACCTGGCATATTGGCACCCACCTGGGTGTATACGGTTATAGTGGCAGTTGCAGTTGCTGCGCCGGCTGCATTTGCCGCAGCCGAGGTGGTATTTTTAAGCGCTGCAGTTGCGCTGGCTGCACCGTGGCCCGTACCAATAATGCCGTTAATAGCAGATAAAACAGCCGTTGCGGTGGCCGCGCCGCCCATGTTTGCGCCTAGCAGCCCCTCAATCTCTGCAGCTGCGGTTACTGTGCTGCTGCCGGCCATAACTGCAGTTAGGTGCTGCTTGGCAGTAAATGCGGCCAATACCTGGGCCGTGGCTGCCATGGTTGCGGCTACTGCAGTGCTGTTACGTGGGTTTGCGGTTACGGCTGCGCTACCAGGTGCGTTGCCGGCAACCTGGGTGGTGTTTTTGGTTTGGCCAGTCATTTGGGCCGCACCGTTCATGGCGGCGGTCAAATTACTTAAGGCCGCAATGGCACCACTGGCTGCAGCTGCACCGCTTGCCTGGCCGGCCACGTTCATGGTGTTTTGTACGGCTGCAGTTATCTGCCCAGCACCGTTTATAACTACGGCTACGCTGGTGCGGCTTTGTACTGCAGCGGCCATGGTGCTGCCGCCAGTAATGGTTGCAGCCAGGGCAAGGTCGGCCAGCACAGCCAGCATTGCGCCGTTATAACTACGCTGGTTAAAGGCGGTAGAGTTGTAGCCGCTGCGCATGGCGTTAAAAAGTGGTTATTACTATTACGATACCCTGGGCACCCGCGCCACCACCGCCGGAGTTGCCAACGCTATCAGTAGCTGCGCCCCCACCGCCGCCGCCTGCGCCATAAAGCCCACCAGCACCGCCGGTACCACCGTTGGTTGTTAGGCTAGAACCACCGCCGCCGCCAGCCGAGCCACCCTGCATGGCACTTACGCCTAAAGACGTACCAGCGCCACCGTTGGAATCTACGGCTCCTGCCGTTCCTCCGGCTACGGTAGTGTTGCGGCCGGCCTCCGTAGCACTGCTTGAAAGCGCACCCCCGGTACCGCCAGCCGAGGCTACGTTAGCAGCTGTAATGCCGCCCCCGGAACCACCACCGGCACCAGATAAGCGGCTGGATTGGCCACCGTTACCAGCAACACCGGTAGCAGTAGATGCAATACCGGCCGCGCCGTTTGTTTGGTTGCTGGCAGCTGGGTAGCCCATACCGCCCGCGCCACCGTTTGCGGCTGCACTGTTACCACCACCGGAACCGGCAAGCCCTGGTGTTGTCTTAAACCAGGCACCAAACGAGCTGGCTAAGCCAGGGCTGCCGCCTGTACCGCTGGTTGAGTTTGCGGTTATAGCTGGCGCACCGTTACCACCGGCACCAACCGTTACAGTTTCGGTAGCTGCCAAAGCTGCAGCTGGGATTATAAAGTCGCCCAGGCCCCCGGCACCGCCACCACCACCGCCAATTCTAAGCGTACCGGCTGCACCCTTGCGGCCAC